GCTCCATTAACAGTTAAAGTGCCAGTAACATCAACACCAGTATCAGCAGTTAATCTTGTTGTTCCTCCAGCAGCCAAACTGACAGTATTCGTTCCACCAAATATTCCACTATCACTATCTCCAAAGTTTATAGCAGGTGCTGAATTAGACCCATTAGGCATGGTCAATACACCTGTCAAAGTACTGCCAGCTTTTGCTACATAATTAGTATTTGATGTGGTACGTTCTGCAACTGTTACAGCATTTAAGCCAGCAGGGGTTACAACTCTATTTGTAGCTGTTCCAGTTGTTGTCTCACTATTCGTAGCTAATTCAGATATACCTGAAACTGTAGTTGTAGCAGTAGGTGTTGATAAACTTCCTGGACCAAATATTTTTACAATCGTATTATCACTGGCTCGCATAAAGCCACCAATGCTATTTATATTTGCGTTAAGTGCTATCTCTCCGACAGCAGGTAAATCAGATGTACTTGGAGTACTATCTTGTACAACACTATTCTTTAATTTAATTTGAATTGCCATAGTTTACCTTGACTTAACTAAAGGATACATCAATTTAGTAAGTTCCTCCACTTAATACGGAAACATTTGCAAATTGGCCACTTGCTTGAAGTACTAATAATTGACCAGTTGTAGGACTTGATACTGTTACATCAGATAAATCATTCAAACTAGAAACACTACCTGGTCCAGATAAAGTATCAATTCTATCCCAATTATCCGCACCCACGCATAAACACCAATCACCTGCATCAAAACTTGTACTTGGTACAACTGCTGTTCCATTTCCGGGAGTAACACAAACAAAATACGCACCAGTTAGTGTTGATGTACCTGCTGGTATTGCGTTACTTACAGTAAAACCTGCTGATGTTCCAAAAGCTGTAAGTGTAACTATTGTGCCGTTAGAAGCATTAAATGTTCCGCAAAATCTAAGGTTTTCTTCTGCTAATCTTCCAAAACCAACAGAGAAGAAACTGTTACCGTTAAATATTCTTAGCTGTCCTGTAGATTCTTGCAACCAAAAAACACCAGTTGGCAGGTCAGATATATCAGGTGATGCTTCTTGTATAAATCCAGTAGATAAGTTTGCTAACTTATCCATTGTAATCGCATCATTAGCTACAAAGGCTGTACCAAACGTACCAGTAGTTATTTTTGAAGTCGCTAAATCAGGAATATCACCTGCAACAAGGTCTGTGCCTGAAGTAACAATACCTTGAGCCGATACTGTTACTTTTGGATATGTACCTGCTGTTACTCCACTGTTTGATATAGATAAAACACCTGTTCCAGAAATTGCTAAAGGTGCAGAAGCAACTGGTATTGATACAGCACCAACTGTAGATGCAGTAGCAACAGGCAAATCACCTGCTACAAGAGCCGTTGTTGATGTAATTAATCCTTGATCATTAAAAGTAATTCCTGATCTAGTGGCAGCAGTGATAGCGTTATCTATTGATAGTTCACCTGCTGCTGTAACAGCCAAACCACCTGCTGATGGTACGCTTACACCACCAACTGCTGATGCTGTGGCTTCTGGTATATCACTTGCAACTAATGCTGCTGTAGATGTTATAAGTCCTTCGTTGTTATATGTAATACCATTTCTTGCAGATGCTCCACCTGTAACCGCATTGTTTATTCCTAAATTACCTGATGCTACATTTAATGACCGATCAATATTAGCTGTGTTTAATTTAGCTGCTGTAATAGTTGCATCTGTTATTTTTGTACCTGAGACACCTGAGATTTTAGCGTCAGTAACAGCAGAATTTAATATAGCAGCGGTATCAACAGCATTATCAGCTAGTTCACTAGAACCTATTGCATTAGCAGCTATCTGTGTAGCAGTAATAGTATCATCAGCAATTTTGGCAGCAGTAACAGCATTGTTATTTAACTTTCCTGTAGTTACATTTAAATCTAAAATTTTGGCAGTCGTAACAGCATTAGATGCAATAGCTCCACTATCTACTGCGTTATCAGCAAGTTCAGACGATCCAATAGCATTAGCAGCTATATGGCCAGAAGTGATAGTGCCAGTAGCAATCTTTGCTCCTGTAACAGCAGTACTTGCAATAGCAGCAGTATCTACTGCATTGTCCGCTAATTCATTTGCAGTTACAGAATTATTGGCAAGTTGAGTTGCAGTGACAGAGGCAGCAGTAAGTTTCGCTCCAGGAATATCACCATCACTAAAATTAGTCTTTACAAAAGTAACAGCACTATCCGCTATTTTTGCAGTTGTCACAGATGTTGCTGCTAATTTATTTGTTGTTACATTTAAATCTGTTATGGCTGCTGTATCTACTGCATTATCAGCAAGCTCACTTGAACCTATGGCATTTGCTGCGATCTGCGTAGCTGTGATCGTATCATTTACTAATTTCGCTCCAGTTATAGTTGCATCTGTAATTTTTGCATTAGTAACTGCACTATCAGCTAAAGTTGCAGTTACAATTTGCCCTACAGAAAGAGGATAGCTAAGTGCTGTAGCTGGTATTGATGCTGAATCTACTAATCCAAAAGCACCTTGTACAAAGTTTTTTGCGGTTATTTTTTTCGTTTCTGTTGCACTGACATCTGCAAGAGCAATCGGGTCTGTTGCTTGCAGTTGGGCTGAACTTAATTCTGGTAATTGTGTAATCTGTAGATCAGCCATGTCAAGTCACTTTTAAGTACATCATAAATCTAAATTTAAGGATCTTCAAGTAAAATACCATCGCCATCCTCTTGCAATATCTTATCACTACTTTCTAATAACAAGAATGATGGTGGAACTCCATTATGAAGTCGTATTTCACTATTAGTTATAAATTCTATTCGTGCTTCCACCAGACCACTTGCAGGTACATTAACAGCTACATTAGTAACAACACACATTGATTGATACCACACACTATTTGTAGTTGCACTTGGGTCGTTATAAATATAAAATCTTCCTTCAAAATCCGCACCTTGTTGCATCCGTACCAATAATTGACTTAAGTAAACAGGAAATTCTGGACTAGCAAAACCAGGTGTATCATTTTGAAAATTTCTATGCTGCCATATTGTTTGTATTGTTCCCTGTCCTGATATAAGACCATTTTCATATTGCCTTCTAAATTCTTCTCCTAAATTAGTAACATCAACAGTATCTCTTGTTGTTGTAATTTCAAATTCAGTTATCTTTGCAAGGGGTCTGAATCTAGTGTTTCTAGTGCGTATTAATATGTCTTTTGTAGAAGATGGTGCAGTTAATGTAAGTGCATCTGTTACTTCACCAGCTAATGCAGAAGCAAAGGTGTTATATAACTTAATCCCGCCCATATCATCAATATGAATATATTTACGAAGATCAGGAAAACTATGCCCAGACAATAACTCTAAATTACTTCCATCAACTGTTTCTATTTCAACTTGATCTCCTGTGATTAACGATCCATTAACATTTTCAACGGAAAATCTTTTTTTACTTGTATTAACGTCAGCAGGATTTAAAGATGTTCCTATCTCAGAATTTAAGGCATCACGTTTTAATTCAATAAAACCTGTCGATCCAAAATATATAGACATTTAGAAGTCAAATCCAGTAGGTGCTCCATTTGCTTCAAAACTAATATCCCCTGCTGTTACCTCTCCTACCGTACTTGTCATAGTAAAACTTGTTACTATACCTTGAAATTGAATAAATCTACCAGTCGTAGATCCATCTTTTATTCTTAACCTAAATTTCATAGAAATGGCCTCGCTAGTACCATTTTCACCTGGATTACCAGCAGCTTTAATTATATTGTGCATTAATGCACTAAGCTTACCAGAACCAGATTTGGGAGATGTTTGATAATAGTAGATACTGGCATTACCTGTATAACTTCTAATACCATTAGTAATTGTTCTATCAGTATCACCTAATGAAACAGTTTCTAATACAGATTGATTAAAACTAAAAGACCATGACCTAACTCTAGCGACTACATCATCATCTATTAATAATTCTCCTTCTTTACCAGAATAAAAGCCAGACATTGTTTTAATTTAATTTTAAATACATTCTAATCCCCATCGAGGCAAGCGACAAATTTACATTGCACATTTGATCTGCCAGGTCTGACACTTGTAATTGTTGGAGGACCATCAAATCTATATCTTAACAGAAGTTTTCCACGACCATCACTAACTCTAACCTTATCAAACAAAACACTATCATCTGTATCAGGAACAGGAAAGGCAATTCCTGCTAGTGCATCAGGACCATTAAATTCAAGATAATCGTAAGTAGAATTAACTTCTTCATATTTATCCAAAATTTCATTAACTTCTGAATCTGTAATATTTGTAAATCCTAAAGTTAGTTTTGCATCTACTTGTTTGTCACCATATCTAAGAACAGTTTTTGCACCATTTTGTGCAACAAATTCAGTCTGTGGATACCTTCCAGGTGTAAAAGTTCTAGAAGAAGGTTTTATAGTTGGGAACTTTTTTTTACTAGCCATTACATACCCATGAAATCACGTTCTTCATAATTTATTGTAGCAAGAGTTCCATCAGATAAAAGAGGTGCATGACTTGCTGATACTTCAACAAATCCTTCATCTGTGTATGTAAGAGATTCGATTTTATATAATCTATTAGATTCACTTGTCTGTTTTACGGTAAAAACAGCACCAAATAAAGTAGAATTTGTTGTTTTACCGTTAGAAGTAACAGTAAGCTTTGCTTCTTTTACTTGATTTGTTCCTGGCTTCCAATAATAAATAGATACATCATCTAAACTGCTATTACCAACACTTTGTACAAGTCCATCAGGAGAAATGACACCATTTTCAAATCTACTGGTATGAGTAGCCTCTGAAATAAATCTCATATAAGTTCCAGGTGCTAAACCTGCCGCAGCTTGAGGAGTAGTTTCAAATTTTATTCCATGATCTACTTTTTTTCTTATCATTAATGCGTGTTGTAAAAATTCTTCAGCATGATTTTGACTTGTACAAAAATCAGACATATCAAACACTTCTGTTGGTAATTTTTCTATTTGTTCAAGTGATAAAAATTCATCTTCAACAACTGCTTTAGTAAGTGATTCAGTTTCAGAAAATCCGTTTGGTACTTCTTTTCTGTAATAAACCGTGCCAATAAAATTTTGACGCTCTTCGGGTGATAAAAAACTAACTTTTAAGTTTCTTGTATTACCGTCAGTAAATAAAGCTCGAACGTGTGGTTTAGATGTTTTCTTTATTTTAAAAGTATCAGGAAAATATGGAACAGACGGAAATAATGAAAATTTACCACCAAGAATTGTAAAATCTAAAAAATTAAATATTGCATTTTGATATATAAATTCTCTTACGTTTTGTTTATCAGTAATTACACCATCCCAATAAAATTTATTGGCTTCACAGAATTTAGCAGCAACTGTCATTCTATCTTTATCAACAGAACTTACACCGATAGAGCTTGCAAGACCAAATCTTTTTTCTGTTAATAAAGCATATACAATTTCAGGAAACAAATTAGTAGGTCCAAATATCGGTGCATCTGCTGGTCTGCCTTGAGCTATATTTTCAACTTTTATACCTTGTTTTATGTAAACAGAAAATTGTGAAAAACTGTTCCATTCTTTTGAACTGTTAAGACGTAAGGCGACATTTGCAATACCAGCATTGTTTGTAGCGTATGGCGGTGAAAAACCTAAATTACTTTGCTCGTTTACATAAACAATTTCATGTTCTGGTCCGTCTAGATGACTACTACGTTCTGAATCATATTGATAATAATCTGCAATAGCATCAAAAGGATTTAAATTTTTACCTGCGGGCCAAGGTTCTGTTACAAATTCACTAAAATCAGTAACTATATCAACACCTTTTTGACCAGGGAAACGCTGATTGCCACTGCCTACAGCTGGAATGTTTACTGTATCACTATCTTTATAACCACTTCCTCTCTCACTTATTTCCCATAAAGCAGCAGCATATTTATTATCTTTTGGATCTATATAAACTCTAATATTTACTTTTAATCCGGATCCACTGCCACCTGTTGTTGAAATATTTTCATGTACTATAGGTTCTACTTCAGCATTTTTCATTTCATATTTAATAATTCCATAATATTCACCTCGCCTATTTTTTGGTTTACCTGTAAAAGTTTCTATATGCGGACCAACGCCATATCTAAATCCATCATCACGATCTACATAAGGGTGAGTGTAAGGATCTCCAATAGTAATAGTACTTGGATTTCTTAAAGGGCGATTTATTGTACTATTTCTATTTCCAAAATATTCTCTCCAATGAGGTGGCCTATCTCTTGAACTCCATACCCAAGTACTACCATGATTTTGAGGTTTATAAAAAATAAGAGCTTCATTTCTCATATTTCCATCTAAATTTGATGTTTTCCTATCTACCTCTATCCACCTTCTAGATTTTGGTATAGTTCCCTGTAAAGTCTGAAGTAATTTTTTAACTTTACCTCCATCTGTAGCAGTCGGTAAATCACCTAAATACCATTCAGTATTTGATACATCTCCACTTCTAAGGTTTTGTCTAGTGCCTTTATAATAGATTTGATAAGTTTCTTCATTAGGTTTTTCAGTATAAGAAAGAAGTTCACCAGCGGCATTTAATATTCTTACAAATTTATTCTGATCAACAAATCCTCTTTTAATTAAATTGCCTGGAAGAGGTAAAAACCTAAATTCATATTCTTTTTTTGGTGTACTGTGATGATTAATTCTTATAAAGTTATATTGTGGTTGTGGTGAATTACCTTTAATACCAAAAGGCTCTCCTCCATCTATGTAATTCCAATCAGCATCACCAACACCAGCTACTCTTGCCTGTAATCTGAAGAAACTATATCTCATAAGATACTTGCTCATTGGTCCAAGAGAAATACTGCCATCATCATCTTGATACCTTTTAACAACCCCACTTGTGGTGTCTTGATTCACTCCATCCTTTTCAACCGCACCAGGGTGACTATTTGCGTTAGGAAAGCTTGTAACCTGTTTAAATACTTTTGATTTCAACCCTATTTCTGTAACATCACAAGCTTTGCTGTTACTAATTGTTCCAATAGCTACTTTTTGTAATGTAAGTAATTCATACCCTTTATGGGCACGTTTTAAATCTGCTGTACCTGTTCTAACATCAACAATTCCCGGATAATCGCATTTAAAATAAGCATTTTGATACGTTTTAGAGTTCCAAATTGTATTGCTTCTATCTATGCAAACTACTAAAGCAGTACCAGCTAAATAAGATTCACCTATTTGTATAGCATCGTCAGCCTCTTCTCTTGTCGCATCAACAGCAGACTTTACATCTTCTACACCCCAAGGTTCAAACCTACCTTCAAATTCTTCTTCTGTATCATAATCTGCAATAGTATATCTTATAGTGTCATTTATATTTAAAGGTGTACTGGTTTTATCTTCTTTTACATTATTTATTGCGTAAAAAGAACAATATCTTGGAAAATTTGTTGTTATTTTTTGTCTTTTTTTATCTATATCTCTTTTATTGTCATCTTTTAAATTTTTTTGTTTTAAAACCAATTCATAAGGAACTCTATACCTCATAGAGTTTGGCATAGGTGTATAAGCTCCAAACTGGACTTGTGTATTAGGAGTTCTTGCACTACTGACAATAGTATCTATAGCACCACGGTGTTCATCCCAATCAACAGACATTACATCTTTAAATTTACTACCATTTCTATCTGATTGAGGCTCAAGGGTTCCTTCTTCATATCTATGAATTTCTTCTGGTCTGCCATCCTTTTCAGGGTCAATTGTATGTCTTATATAAAGTGCTAGTTTTTTGTTTATATAATTTTTTAGAAGTAAGTCGCCTATTGCATAGCCAGCAAATTCTGGTTTATTAGCCAAATCTGCTAGACCAATCATAAATAAAGCTTTTAATTGTTGTCCTGTGCCAAGGCTTAACATTTGTGACCATAATAGTCTTGTATTTACACGAACACCGCCATAATAATATTTAGTATCTCCTATTATTTCTGTTTCCTGTTTAGTAAAAACAAGAGGGATTATTTCACCAAGATTTGCCAATTCCTGAACTGAATTAAATCCTGTCTGTGGAGCAAATCTTTTTGGACCTGTTTGACCAGCAGTTGTAAGACTAGGAGGAGTTTTTGGTGCTCTAGGTTTTGGTGTTAATAAAACAGAAACAACTGTAAGAATAATTCCGAGAACTAAATTGGCTGCTGCTGTTCCACTTCCTAAAAATGATACAAAAGTTCCTACAAATCCATTGACAACATAAGGTATTTCATCATACTCTTTAGGTCTTTTGCCGTTATATGCCTGTGCTAATTCTACAAAATACCAATATTCATCTTCTGTTATACCTACTGTTTCACATAATTCGATTTCTGCGGGGAGTAACACCCTACGACCTCCAGGCCGTCTAAAGGACTCCATCTTACCTCCGATTCTCCGCAGTTTATCCATCCTTCCTCATAGTAAACAGCAAGACCAAATCCATTCTTAGATTTACATAATGCAACTGTACCTATATTAAACTGTTTTGTCTCGTTTCCCCACTTTTCAAGTTCTTCTTTAAATATATCAAAGTCTTTCTTTCTTACTCTTCTATACCAATCTCTAGTAGGTGCTGGTGAATTTATTCCATAATATTTTAAAACTGTACGAGCCAAAGATAGGCAATCTACCGCATGATGTTTTACAGGATCAGCACCTAATCTGTAAGGTAAACCAATAAGTTGATGTGGTTTCATCTATTTTGAATATCACTTGTTACAGGTAGTTTACCAACAGCTTCAGAAGTTAATACAATATTTGGTACGTTAACACCAACAGCATCTATAGCACTACTTAACAAAACTTCAACAACTTCTGGATCATAAGATAAAGAAGCGGCAAGCCATGTATCTGTTGTTAAAATATTTGTTACATTGTCAATATCATCATTAGCAACAATACATACATTTACTTCTACAAAATAATTATTAAGAACAGCTTCTTGTGCTTTTGCCATACTTAAGGGATGATTAGCCATTATTAAATTTGATTCAATATTATCTCCTGATCTACTAACAGTTGTACCTTGATATATAAAAGGTAAATAATGATAATTTTTACCATTAAATAATATTGTATTTTTTGCAGAATTTGATTCTTCAGAAGGTTCTCTTTTAGCATTTTGCAGTAAATGTTTTGTTCTTCTTTTGTTACTAAGATCTACATCAAATACTTCTACAAAGGTAACTAAAGTTGTAACGCTCATAATCCAAGAGATGCACGTTGACTTCTAGAGTTTCTAAGTGTATTCATAGTTTGTGCTTTACCTGCCATTGCACCTTGTTTTGTAGCAGCACCAATAATATCAGGTACAGCAGTTTTTGGAACGTACTCATCGCCATTAAAGTTTAATGTTGGACCTGTATATTCAACAACTGTGTTACCAGAAGAACCTGCAACTGTTCCAGATTCACCAGAACCACCTGGGATAACAGCACCACCTCTAGCACCTGCTGAATATCTCGACAACGCACCAGACATTTTAGAAGCTGGAATAATATATTCTGATTCGCCACCTTCTCCAACCATTCCAAGGGTAGGAGAATTTACAACACCGCCATATTGAAAAGCTTTAAATCCACCTGATCTACTAAAACCACCTTGTGCTGCAATATATGTGGGTCCAAGTGCAGGGGCTGGAGATGGTGAACTAAATAATCCACTAAATATACTACTAAAAGCTTTATTTAAGAACATACTTGCTAATTGTTTTGCGACATCAGCTAAAACTGATCCCAATGTTCTAGATCCATCAATTAATCCCATAACAGCATTAGTCATACCACCAGCAAGAATTGATTCTATTTCTTTTTGAGTTGCTACTTGTTCTCTTAATATTCTATTTTTCTTGTCTTGTTCAATAACTTCACTTTTTACAACACCTATATTTTGTAAATTAATTGCCAGCTGATCCTTTAAACTTTGTTTTTCTTTTTCTAGTAAATCTAGTTTAAATTTATTTAAATTAGTAGATTCTAATTCTTTTTGTATTTGTAAATCTATTTGTTTAATTTGCTCTTCAAATCCTACAAGAGTATTTTGGGCTGACTCTTCTATTAAAAGCACTTGTTTTGCTAAAGCTGGATTTAAACCTTGTTTTTGAAGTTGTAAAATTCTGTTTTGTGTTTCAAATTCTTTTTCCATTGAACCAATTAACTTATTATGTTCAACATTCAATGCTTCGTCTAATCGTAATCCTGCCTGTTTAGCAGCAGTCATTCTTATTTCATTTTCCGTAGCTTTTTTAATATTTTCTAGTCTTGCTTTTTCTATTTCTCCTCTTCTATTTAAAGGTTTAGTTCCCTTACCACCTGAAATATCAAAAGGATTTATTGCTCCAGTTCTATTAGGAGTAGGATCGGTCATTCCTGGTTTAGTATTTAATTCTCTAAGAGCTTTTTCAGTTTCTTTTAATTGTTGAACAAGAGGATCTTCTGAACCTAAATTTGATATAGCTTTATTTAAATCTCCACCTGTAAGACTAAATACATTATTTACTTGTTCTACTAGATTGGATTTAATTTTTAAAGCAAGTTTATTAGCTGCATCACCAAGAAGCTTCATTGTTTCTGCAAACTCTCTTAAAGCCATAACACCATCATTTCCTATTACTTTTGCCGTATCTTTAGTAATTGCAGCTAATGCAGCTTGAGAACCTTGTGATTGTTCAATTAGTCTTATTTCTGCTGCCCTAGTTGTATTTATAATTTTTAGTTTTTGAATAGCATCATCAATATTTACATTGGCAGGGTCTAATGCTTTACCTAATTCTGTAACTGTATCTCTAAAATTTAAAATTGATTGTAATGCAGCGGTAGCAACAAGACCTCCTGCAAAACCTCCCATTTGACCACCCATCTTTGTACCGATAGCACCACCAGCAAAACCAGCAGCACCTCCAAGTAATCCCTGTCCGAATAACAATGGAAACGCACCAGAAATTAATCCGCTTCTTAATGCCGCTGAATTGCTTCTATTATCGAATTTATTTCCTCGTATTATTCCACCACCGCCACCACCTCCAGAGCCTCTTCTTATTGATCTAAATTGCTGCTGTCTTTTAGTTTCTTTGGTAATTTCTTGTTCTGTTCTTAAAGTATTTGCTGCTGCATCTTGATATGCTTTTGCTCTTAATAATTCTTTAGCAGAATCTGCTGCTGCTGCTTTTTTAATAGCTGCTCTGGCTTTGTCTACATTTAAACCTTGTGCTGATAATCTTTCTATCTGATCTCCAATATTTCTAGTTCTTATCATCGAAGCTCGTTGAGCTTCTTTTAGTTTTTGTACTTTTTGTTCAACCCTAGGAGCACTATCAACTCCATTTATTTTTCCTGATAATCTAGAAATATTATTTAAAGACTTCTCTAAAGCTTGTACTTGTCTTAAGCCATCAACAATAACATTAATTTTTGCGTTACCAGCAGCCACAAACTTTTAATTTTTTTCTTATTCTACCTGCGTCTACGAATTTTTTCCATTTCTTTCTCTTGATCTTCATTCAAAACTTGAAAATAAGCACTCCAACCAATCACTTCTTCTAATGTCATTTTTCTAACATCAGCAAGACTCATACCTAATTCTTTAGCAATACCGAACTGCAACATCATTAAATTATCTTTACGCAGTTCAGCACTTAAGATTTTGGGTCGATTTGCTCTTCTTCCTCCTGAATAATACTTAACATCAATTTTTGTAAGTCAGAATCTCTTACTTCGTTTTTAAGAACATCTATTTCACCCAACTGAAATAACTTTTCTCCTGTTTCGTCCTGTGCTTTTGTTAAAAGTAGACGTAAAGCAAATTCATTAGCATCATCAGATTTTGCCATTCTTTGTGCTCTTTCTTTTTCAGCTAATGTAAGAGGTGTTACCCACATCTCAAAAACAGTACCATCAGATAATGTAACCTCTTTTCTTGTAGCTTGTAGATTTGCAGCTTTACGCAAGCGATCAATAGCTCGCATAGTTTTGGTAGATGCCATAAATTAATATTATTACTATCTCATTCTAGTCTAGTTATCTAATAAACTCAACTATTTATGTAGTAGCGAAATCAAATGTAGGCTGTACCGCAGGTCTAAATTCTACACTCACCGTCTGTGCATCATCTGGGTTAACATTCAATGATGCAGCAGTTAATGTAGCTTCAAATTCAATAAATCTACTTAAGGTGTCACTAACAGAACCACCAGTAAATACCTGATCCATGTATAGTTTCATAGCTGCACCTACTTGCTGTCTCTGTAGCACATCTTGAACCATACGGTTTACCATTGCTGTATCTTCATTTGTAAAATAAGCAGTAGCAGTACCTGTACCATCACCAAAACCAGCAATATATTTTCTAAATGGAGTGAATTGTGTTGGAGTGCCACCAATAGTTGTTACATCTATTTCTTCTCTGGATATTTCAAATGTCCACTCTCTAACCTGTGAAACACTTGCAAAAGCTGCATAAGCTACCTGGAACTCATTAGGAGATGCTGCTGTACCAACGTCAGTAATATTTACTGCTGAACCACCAGAAGTTGCTGACACCTGTAATGCTCCTGTTGTGGCTGTATATGCAATCACATAAAAGGTATCAGAAGTAGTTAACCCTGCTGGTAATGTACCCGTTCCAGATCCTCCAGTTTGAGAGTTGATGACGCTGAATTTAACAGGATCGCCTACTTTAAAGTTTAAATAAGTTTCAACAGTAATAGTTTCAGTGCCAATATTTACTCCAGCCGTACCAAAAGTCCCTTTAGTACCAGCAGGTTTGTAATATAAAGCTCCAGATGTTCCAGATAAAGCGGTGACAGCCATGATTCTTAAAAA